GTCAACCGTGGCATTGGCGTGTGGGGCGCGGCCATTGTGCTGTTTACGCTGGTGCAGTTTGGGTCGAGGTGGATTAAGTGATTGAGGCGCTTTTTTCCTTCCTTGGCGGAAGCGTCTTCCGCATGATCTGGGGCGAAGTGTCTGCTTGGTACAACAAGCGCCAAGACCACGCCCATGAGATTGAGCGCATGCGCCTGCAGAGCGAAATGGATGACAGAGCGCATGAGCGCCTGCAAGCCGCGCTGACGCTGCAGCACCAGCTTGGCATCCAGATGGTTGAGGCCAAGGCCGAAGCAGACGTTGCCGTAGCCGAGGCCAGCGCGTTTGCCAAGGTTATGGAAAACGCGTTCAAGCCTACGGGCTGGGCCATCGTGGACATCTGGAACGGCATCATCCGCCCGTCTGCAGCGACCATTGCGCTCACGCTGTGGGTGCTTAAGCTGGCCTCGCAGAACTGGAAGATGGATGAGTGGGACGTCACCCTGGCGGGCACCGTGTTGGGCTTTTTCTTCGCTGACAGGTCGCTGGGCAAGCGCGGGAAATGAGCGCCATACAGGTTGCGCGTGACCTGTGCTTGGTGTTTGAGGGCATGTACCTCAAGCCTTACCTGTGCCCCGCAGCGGTCCCCACGATTGGCGTTGGCAGCACCTTCTACGAAAGCGGCGTCCGCGTATCGCTGAAAGACCCGCCTATCACGCGTGAGCGGGCTATGGCGCTTTTGGAGTGGGAGCTAGAGCACTGCCTGCCGCGTGTACTAAAGCTCTGCCCTGGGCTGCCTGAGTGGGGCGAGCAGGCCACCGGGGCCATCCTAGACTTCGCGTTCAACTGCGGCACAGGCGCCCTGCAGAACAGCACCCTGCGTAGGCGTATCAACGCGGACGATGATGCTGGCGCCCGCACAGAACTGATGAAATGGGTGCGGGGTGGTGGTAAGGTTCTGCCCGGACTGGTCCGAAGGCGGGCCGCAGAGTGTTCGCTCATTTAGGGCACAAAAATGGCACACGGTGAGTGCCGAGGTGAGCTAAGTGTTTGATCGGAGAGGTGGCCGAGTGGTCGAAGGCGCTGGACTGGAATCGCGCCTACCCCTAAAAAAACCCAAGCAAATCAATGGGTCTTGGCTGCGCAATGTAGCGTTTGCCGCACAATCAGGGCACAACTACGGCACACCGCCAGTTAAGCCTTGATCCACTACCACGGCACGCCTATCACGCCCAAGTCAGCTCTTGAGGCGATGGCGGGGGAACACTTCTGCATCAGTTACTTCAGGCCGGACAACCTGAAGGTATGCCTGCGCATAGGCCAATCGTGCATGTTCGACAACGGTGCTTTCTCTTGCAAGACAAGAGGCGTTCCGTTTGATCTGCACGGGTTCTATGAGTGGCTTGATCCGTTGCTCGGACACCCACATTGGGCCGTTGTGCCTGATGTCATTGATGGGTCTGTCGAGCAGCAGCGGGAGATGGTCAAGACCTGGCCTTACCCAAAGCAGTTTGGCATTCCTGTGTGGCATCTCGGATTGCCAATCGAGTACCTGTTGGAGCTGTGCGACCAATGGGGCCGCGTGTGTTTGGGTTCATCCGGCGCTTATTGGCAAGTGGGTTCCTCATCTTGGAGCGCCAGGATGGATGAGACATTCAACGCTTTGCACAGAACTTTCGGCCAGCGTCTTCCTTGGACGCATGGGCTAAGAATGCTTGGACAAGGAGGTGAACGCTGGCCGCTATCGAGCGCGGACAGCACCAACGTGGCACTGAACCACGGTTATCAAATCGAATGCGCAGGCTGCATGGCGAAGCGCATTAACAAGGCGAACCCACCTCATCAATGGAAGATGAAACCACAACAGGAGTCCCTATGCTTTGGATAGCAATCGCGGCCTATGCCGCTGCCATGACTTTGGCAAATCTTTCCGTGGCCGCGTTTGGCCCGAACGTTACGCCCATCAATGCCTTTGTTCTCATTGGCCTGGACCTAGCGCTGCGCGACTGGCTACATGTGCGCTTAAAGGTCTGGCAGATGGGCTCGCTCATCGCCGCTACCGGGGCATTGACCTACATCCTCAACCCAGCAGCAGGGCAAATCGCCATTGCGTCAGCTTGCGCGTTCACAGCCGCCGCCTTAGTGGACTGGGGCACATTCACCAAGTTGCGCGGCAGTTGGATGTTCCGCTCTAATGGTTCTAATGTTGCTGGCGCTGCGGTAGATTCGTTGCTGTTTCCTACCATTGCGTTTGGCGTTTTGATGCCTCACATCGTCGCCATGCAGTTTGTGGCTAAGGTTGCCGGGGGTGCCGTTTGGTCCTTAGTGCTGAGGAAAGCCGCGCCACAAGAGGTGCGAGCATGACCACACAACCCGAAGCCCTGCGGCTGGCTGACCAACTGGGAGTGCGATACAGCGGATTTCCAAGCTGCGATGAAGCCGCCGCCGAACTGCGCCGTCTGCATGCGGTGAATCAGGAACTGCTGGAGGCGTTGATTGAACTCACCGAGGCTGGAGCAGAAGCCTGGGGCGAAAATCGCCCATGTGTACGAATTGGTCTTGCCGCCATCGCCAAAGCGGATGAGATCGGCAAAAAGCGTGATTAGGAAATCACACTTGCATGTGATTCTAGTAATTGGACTGTTTGGGCACGTTTACGGCACACGCACATAGAAGTTGCTTGAGGTCTTTGCTGCATGCCTTTAATCTTGAACAACTGGAGAGGTGGCCGAGAGGCTCAAGGCGCTGGACTGGAATTCGGTCTAGCCCAAAAAAAAGCCCCTGCAATCAGGGGCTTAACTCTTGCGAGAGGAGAGCTGCCGGTTAACCGGCGGCACGATTCTGGCACATCAAATCGTCACCGCACGCGCCGCGTCCGCCAAGTGCTGCGGCGCAAAAGCAACGTACCTCTGCACCATGCTGTGCGAGGCCCAACCGCCGAGTTCCTGCAGCACCTGAATTGGCGTGCCCGCCTGAGCGTGCCAGGACGCCCAAGTGTGGCGCAGGTCATGGAACCTAAACCCCGGCACTCCAGCCTTCTCGCACGCGCCCTGCCACACGCTGCGGCTGATGTGCGCGATGCCAAACACAGACCCCTGACGATGCGGCAGCGCCTTCAGCAGCGCCATAGCGGCCTCATTGAGCGGCACAACGATCTGCTTGCCGCCCTTGGCGTCTTCAGGCGCCACCTTGGCCGTCGCCGCCTCAAGGTTGACGGCATCCCAGCGCAGGCCAAGGACGTTGGCGCGGCGTAAGCCGGTGAGCATCGCAAACCGCACTGCAGGCCGGTACTTGGGCAGCAGGTTAACCAGCAGTGCTTCTGCCTGTTCTCGCGTCAGGAACGTCTCGCGCTTGTTGTTTTCGCGCTCAGCCTTAATGAACGGGGCGCGGTCGATCAAGTCCCACTCGCGCTCAGCGGCCTTGAGGATGGAGCGAATCAGCGCCCGGTATCGGTTGCGCGTGGCGGGCTTGGCGTCTTTGGGCAGAATCTTCTCGACACGCTCCCGCGTGATCTCGCTCAACTGCCTGGCGCCCAGCTTGGGCTTGATCAGCCCAATGCGCAGCTTGTCTGTTTCGATGCTGCGCTTGCCTGCCTTCTCAATCAGCCAGCGGTCGCACGCTTCTCCAAACGTGCATTTCGGGCGCTCCTTGAGCACGCCCACGCGCCAGAGTTCGCCCACGCGCATGTCATGCGCTTGCTTGGCTGCGGCTTTGTCGCCGGTCTTGAGCGATTCGCGGATGCGTTTGCCATTGATCTGGACGTCTAGCCAATACACTTCATTACGCAGCTTGAGGGGCATGTGACTCTCCTGTTAGGTGGAGTCATTCTCACATCAAGGTGCGGAAAGCGCAATACCCCAGTGTGCGATTAGGCAGGCTTCTGCCCTGCCATCGTCCTTTGCCCGCTTGAACTCACCCGCTTGGGCGGGCCACAGCGCAATGGCCTTGGCGCGTGAACCATCTTTGCTCTGGTTCAGGTTCATGTCCCGCTTCCACTTGGCAGGCGGCACCAGAGTGACGGGGATGTGCATGGCAGCCAGTACTCCCTTGACGATACCCAGCGCCTCACCAAAGGCAAACGCCGACGTCACGCCCATTTGTGGCGAGGCGCTCACAGACTCAATGTAAGCGGCAACCGTGTACTCAGCGCGGCCTCGCAGCTCTGCGGCCAGCAGTTCCGGGCTGATGCGGTTTTTGGTGGCCTTGCCCACCTTCACCTCCATCGTGGGCATGTCGAACACCTCGACCAGCTTGCCGTCTTGCGTCAGCACGGCCACCGCGCCGTGGATGCCTGGGTCCACGCCAATCACATAGTTCATGCCTCGCCTTTCACCAGCTTCTCAATCTCACGCGCAAACTTGATGGGGGCTCGCCCAGTGAACTGCGTTCTGTCCCATGCGGCTTCAATGTCTTCGATGCACAGCGGGCTGAACAGGTGACTGCGCAGACGCTCCTTTTCAATAACCAGCTTGCGAATCTCCGCATGCAGCTCTTTGCAGATGCGGTCATGCGTTTCCACGCTGATGTAGTTGCCCGGTGGCAACACCTCAAAGTTCCCGCTCATGGCTGAAAGCTCCTCAACGTATCAAGTGACTTGCTGATGCGCGTCTTCTTCTCGCGCACAGCCTGCGTGTCGCGCTTGGTAGGTATCGCGTCCAAGTCATCGCTGGGCATGTCGGGCCACGGGTCAACCGCCGTAGGCTTGACCACCTTGGCTGTGGTGAACACCTCTTTCATCGCGCCCACATCCTCAATCAGCGAGCCTGGGCAGTGCTCCAGCTCACGCGATGAGAAGCGCGGCTCAGGGCCTGGGCCGTTGCTGAACTGCTTGCCTGACGCCTTGTGCGTGTAAATGACGTAGTTGTCCCCGCCGTCTGTCGGCGTGGCATACGGCACCAGCGCGGGAATCATCAGATGTTGGCTGCAGCCTGCTTTCTGCATGGCATCGTTCAACGTCACGCCCTTGGCCTCGCACTTCCATTCAGCCTTTGTTGCTGGCGTGGCGTGGCAGCAGGTGCGGCAGTTGGCTTCCGCCGCCTTGTCGCCGTGACACACGGGGTGGAAGTTGCACATCTTGCATTGCCAATGTGCCGGGTCTTCTGACAGGCGCTGTGGTGGCTCTGTCATGTCGATGAGGCGCTGAGCCTTCAGCAGCAGTTGCTTGAAGCGGTCCTCATCGAAATGGACCCATTCGGTGTACACATCATCAGTGTTCTTGTTTACGCCCATGTATAGAGCGCGGTCGATCTCCATGAGTCCCATATAGACCTGCATCTGGTCATAGTGCTGGGGCTTAGCCTCTTTGACCTTCTTGGCAACGAGGGCCGTGTATGACTTGTCGTTGTGTGTCTTGAACTCCAGCACACACGGTGTCTTGGGCGCTTCTGGCACGCCTTGCGCCACGCCATCAAGGCTGCCACCGAAGTGGCCGTTGCAGGCGCTCACGCGCCACTGTGCGCCCGTGTCGGGGTCTGTCTCCCAGACCGTCGCGCCAATGCCGCGCAGCTCTTCAATCAGGCGCGGCTCTTCGCGCACGCCGCTGCTGAACAAGCGCAGGATGCGGCCAGGAAACGAGGGCTTGAGCGCCCAGCGCCAGGTGTTCCAGATGTAGCGTTCGCAGTCATGGCCGATGAGGCTGGCGCCCATGTGCGGCCTGTGTTCTTGCGGTTTGCTCTCGTACCACTTGACGATGGCCGCGCTGGTTGTGTGTTGGCTCATGGGTATCTTCATGGTTAAGGAGGTGGCCCACGCGCAACCGTGGGCTATTGCGTCACTGGAGACTTCGACGCTCACCGGACTACCGGCCACCTATTGATCAACGTGCCCAGGGGCGCGAACCACCTGCAGGCGCGGCGGGCTTAGCGGCAGGCGCTGGCGCTGCAGCCTTGGCGGCGCCGTAACCGACGATGCGATTGCGATCCGGCTCCTTGCGGTCAATCTCGACCTGAATCAGGAACGGGATGTCATGCAACTGCTCAGTGTCATCCATGTCCAAAACATTGACTGCCATGCACAGAGCGCCCAGCGCAGCCTTGGCGATGTCCTCGGCCTGCTTGTTTGGGTTGCTGATGTTCAGGCGCTCCCACAGGCGGCGGCCTGAGAACTCACCGTCAGTAATCTGCATCTCAAGCTCGATGTACTGGCCGGTGCCAGCCTTGGTATCGCGGATGTCTGACTTGGTGATGATGCATTCGTACTTGCCAGGGGGCAGCGGGCCACGGGTGGGCGCTTGTGAAACGGGGGCATCGTTGGCGTTGAAAGTGAAGCGGGCCATGTTTGTCCTTTGGTTGGCTCGTTGGTAAATCAGGCGATTGCCTGAGCGAAAGACTCCCACGACATCGGGATTGAGTCTGGAAGGGAGTAGCGATTCTTTGCCATGTACGCGGGGCGCTCGCTGGTATACAGCAGGCGCTCGCCCGTGCTGATGCCACGGTTGGACGTCTTGTTGAACCCGACGTCATCCTTCTTAATCAGCGTCTTGTAGTTGGCAAACAGCACAGCGTCTGCCCACTCGCGCAGAATCGCGTTGCTGCGCTCCTGCAGCTTGGGCTGATAGCGGTCGAAGGGCTCAACCTCTGGCGAGTCAAACCGCTTGATCTGCGTGTGCGCGATCAGGATGACCACCATGCCCTTGTCATTGCGCAGCGTGTTCAGGCCAGCCAGCACCTCGCGCCACTTGTCCGCAACGATCATGGCGCCCTTGCCATAGGCCAAGTCTTTGGCGTCATGCGTGGCTTCGACTTCTGCCCAGATCAGGTTATCGAGCCAGTCCACGCTATCGAGCACCACCGTGCCGAAGTCATGGGGCTCAGTGACCAGCGAGCCGATGGCGTCCAGCACTTCGCTGGCCTTAGTTGCCAGCGGGAAGTGATCCACCTGCAGCGAGCCAAGACCGTCCTCTGTGCAGATAAAGATGGGCTTTGGCGCTTGCGATGCAAACGTGGTCTTGCCAATGCCTTCGACGCCGTAAAGAAAGATGCGCGGCGCCGCGAGGGCTGTGTTTTTCTTGATGGACTTGAGGTTAAACATGTGACTTCTTTCTGTATGTACGAGTCACGCGTGCATGCGCTGCACTGCGTGTGCTCTGTGTGTATCCAACGGGTGTGATGTAGGGCGCCAGCTTCTTGGTCAGGCCACCCCACGCGTTTGGGTGATGGGGCTGCGGCAGGCCGTTGGCTTCCGCCCAAGCTCTGAACTGCTCCAATGAAAACTCTTCAGTAGCGCAGTGGATGAGCCAGTGAGCAAACGCGGCTTGCGCCTCATCTGCCCACGGCTGCGCAGACTCCATGACGCGTGCAATCCCCGCGTCTCGCAGTGACGCGCCGAGCATCACTTGCCCGCAAACTTGATTTCGACTGCGGTCTTGGCGGGCTTGGTTTCCACCGCTTGCGCGATGGAGCGCCACAGGTCAGGGCGCTCTGCGCGGATGGCCTTCAGCCGCGTGTCATCCGCTTCCACCTTGGTCTTGATGGGGCGGATGTCGGCGGGCCATGAGCCCGTCAGCAGGATGAGCGCGTCAACATCGCACTTGTACGTCACCTTGCCGGTGAGCTTGATGCGCGTGCCCTTGTCCGTGGTGAACGTGTCGGAGCCTTCTTCTCTTGCTGGGTGCAGCTTGAGGATTTCTTCCTCAATGCCAATGCGCTCTGCCTTAGCGGCTTCTTCTCGTTGCTTGGCAATGCTCCATAGCGTTGCCAGTTTGTCTATCTCGCTCATGTTGGGCCTCGTTGGTTGTGGTGGGTCTAGAAGGGTGCGGCGGGGCCGTTAGCGGCCTCTCGCCTGGCTGCCGCCTGTGTCGGCGGCTTGACGGTTCCGAAGGGCCAGCCGGGTGGGGCGGTGGGCGCCTTGCGACCATTGGGGAGTGTGTTCATCGTTGGCTCGTTGGGTTGGGGATTGGATTGGAGCATGCTGATGCGGGAATCGCAATACTTGAGTCAACAACTTTCTCAAGTGTTGTAAATCGGTGCAGGTTGGCGCATTGGTAGCGGCGACGGGTTGAGTTGTCGCGGCGTTGCACGGTTTCCAGCACTTCGCACCATTTGTGGCAGGTTGGGCACTTCATCGGTACAGGTGCGCTAACGCGATAACGACCAAGGCTACGCATGCGGTCACGCCAATAGCCATAAGCAGATCGACCATGTACACGCTCATGCGTGAGCTGTTTTCTGGAAGCTCGCACGCTTGGCGGGCTGGGCAGGCGCGGCCTTGGCTGCATTGGTTGCTGCAGCAGCTTTCTGTACGTTCCATTGCACTCTCCTTGCGTATTCCCAGACCGACGCGGCCTGGATGATTTCCCTTGCGGGCGGGTTGCTGGCGTTCTTGCGCACCTCAAGCAGCTCAGGCGCTTTGGGGATGGTCTTGTACTGCGCTTTGTACGCATGGCCGATGTTGTGGATGTGGCCTTCACGCACTACGCGCTTGATGGTGGTTGTGCTGCAGTCAACGCGGTCCAAGATTTCCCGCGTTGTGCGCGGTATCTTGCACAGCTCCACGATCTCTTGGCGCTTGCGGGCGTATTCTTCGTAGGTGTTCATGCGCGCTCCTTAGTAGCCATGAGGCTGACTCCCTTCCATCCATCCCGGCTTTTTGGGCAACGGTGCCCAGCCGAGATAGCCGCCCGTGCCTGGCGCGTATTGGCCGTAAACAGCAACGCCGCCCGTGGTTAAGAGCTGCACTTTGGCCGACAGTGGGCAGGTGTGCAGCGGCCTCCAGAAATAGTCTTGATCTACTGCGGCTGACTTGTCGCCATTCAGTTTGACGGTCATTTGGCGCTCGCTTTCTGCGTGCAATCAGCGCAGCGCCACAACTTCAGCCGCGTGTAAAGCGAGCCGCCGCGTATCTCTTTTTTCTGGTTGCAGGCTGAGCAATTCTTACGAAACGCCATGCCGGGGCCAGAGCCGCGCTGGTTCATGGTGTAGTCGCGCAATGCGAATGATGTTGTCGCGGGTCATGCCTCCTCCTGGCTCATCACTTCCAGTTGCGAGCGCAGGCGGTCGATGCGCGTCTCGTGGTAGAGAACCATTGCGCTGGCGTAGTCGCGGGCTGTCTGGGCTTCCAGCAAGCCGCGTCTAGCTTGGTCAAGCTCGCGGGCGATCAGTTCTTCTGCGGACAGGTTGCGAAAGGGGTTGAGTAATTTCATGGTTGCTCCGGGGTTGATGTGGCGCCATCGTAATGAGGAAAGCGCACACACGGAGCATTGCCGAGTAATTCAGTCGGGCAGTTGCGTATCCGCTACGGACGTATCCAGAGCACGGGCGAGGCCCAGCTCACCTGCTGGTCTTGCAGCAGCTTGGCCGCGTCTGTGATCAGCGTGAGGTTGAACGTGTCGCGGCGGTAACCACGGCGGATGTACGCCAGCACTTGGCGCCCGTCTGTTAAGGCGCACAGGTTCATTGCTTCCAAGCGTTCTTTTGGGTCTTGCTGAGCTGCGGAGATGAACAGCAACCACCCGTCCTTGCAGTGCCCTGGCTCGCGGCATTGGATGGCGTACGCGTCCGAGGGGACGTCTGCGGGCGCAACCACCTTCTCATGTGTACGCGCCGCCAGCAGTTGCACGATGCCTTCGCTGCCGCAGATGCCGCTGATGGGGACGCGCTTGATGCCGTCATCGGTGGGTATGCCAGCTTCCCGCAGGACTTCCGAGGTTGCAACGCCGAGGATTTCGCTAATACGATGCGCCTCCGCTAGCGTCATCCTGCGCTGTCCCCTGAGCATCAGGGAAACCGCCGCAGGGTCGATGTTCAGCAGCTTGGCTAGGCCGCGCTGGCTTAAGTGCTTGTCGTGAAGTTGTCGCCGGAACCATTTGGTGTTCATCGGCTTAGATTGCGCTAAAGTCACTGTTGCGTCAATCGCACCATCCCCATTCATCAACATCATTTCCTTATGAGCATAGAAACCAAACACAAACTAGAGCCCGCCTTCAGCATCCTTGAGCGCCTGGGCGGTAAGTCGGCAGTCTCAGCAGAGTTGAAGGTTGCGCCGTCTACTTTGTCCCGCTGGTGTACGCCCGTGCCAGAGGGCACCGGGGGAACCGTGCCCGTGCGCCATTGGTCTGCGCTGCAGAAGATGGCCAAAGCGCGGGGCGTATCGGTCACGCTGTCAGAACTTGCCAAGCGTTGAGGCCGCATGGATGCAGCGGCACCAACGATGCAAAACAGCGACTTCCTGGCCGAGGTCTACGGCCCACTCGCGGTCGATGAATACGGCTGGGTCTGTACGTTTAGGGCCTCTCCTGAGCACGGCGACTGGTCTGGCCGCGCTTATCGAGGCACTGACAGACAGGCGGAATTGATCGATTCAGCCTCGTTCGATAACACTTACTTTTCGGTTTCAGTCCTCGCGGGCTTCGCGGAGTCGGGTAAGTGGGCGCGGCAGAAGTCCACGTTCAAGCGCCTGGCGGCTTTGGTCGCGGACGATGTGGACCCGTCTCGCGTGCTGGGCTATTCATGGGCGCTGCAGACTTCGCCGGGTAAGTGGCAGGTGGGCGTCATGCTGGACCCTGCAGACCCGGATTGCGCCGATATGGGCTTGGTTGACCGCGTAATGGCCTCGCTGGCCTCGCGTGGGCATCTAGGCGCTGACAAGTCTGGCAATGCCATCTCCCGCTATGTACGCCTGCCGCATGGGACTAACACCAAGCCTAGAGCCGCTGGCCCGTGGCGGCACCAACTCGCTGAGTGGCACCCGTCGATCCGGTGGTCGCTAGCTGACGCGTGCGCCGCTTTCGGCATTGAGCTGGACGATTTGCGGGCTAAACCTGTCGAGGCGTTGCGTACGCGCAACAGCACGGATGGGGTCATTTCGATGGGCTCGGCAGCGGGGGACGCCCTGTCTATGCTGTCGGCGCCGTTGTCTGAGCGGTCCTATCACGATGCCCTGATTCGCATGGCGGCCTCGCTGGTCAAGGGCGGCATGTATCCGGGCGCGGCGGTGGACTTTCTTTATTCGCTCATGGATCAGGTGCGTCCGGCAGGGCCTGCGGAGGAAGTGTCTCGCTGGGCGGCTAGGCGGGCTGAGATTCCACGGGCTGTGCGTAGTGCTGAGAAGTTTGCGCCGCCTGATAGGGCGCCTGTGGCGGTCACGGTGCGGCTGGGCGATGCGCCTGCAGTTGACGCGCCTGGCGACTTGCTGCTGAGCCTGGAAGAGCTAGCCAAACGCTCTGCGGCTGTGCGTTGGCAGGTCAAGCACGTTATCCCGGCTGACTCCTTGGGCATGCTGTTTGGCGCGTCGGGGACGTTCAAGTCCTTTGTGGCGCTTGATCATGCTTTGCACGTTGCGCATGGCATGCCGTGGCTAGGCAAGAAGACGGCACGCGGGCACGTTGTTTACGTTGCTGCCGAGGGCGGGGCGGGTATCTATAGGCGCGTGGCTGCGTGGCATCAGGAGCGAAGGCTACCTGTTTCTGACGCGTTCTCCGTCTGTATCACGCCGTTGGTGTTGAGCTTATCTGATCAGGTGGAGCTTCTGGCATCGGCCATCGATGCGATGCCCGTGAAGCCTGCGCTGGTCTATGTGGACACGCTGTCGCAGACCTTTGCTGGCGATGAAAACTCAGCGACGGACATCGCGGGCTATCTGCGCCAGCTCAACGCGGGCATACGCGCACGCTTCAATTGCACGGTCATAGTGATCCATCACTCAGGCCATGCAGCTACGGAGCGCCCGCGTGGCTCTTCTGCCATCACGGCCAATGTGGACTTCATGCTGGGCGCGTATCGGCCCGATGCTGGCGCGCTCTTGGCCCGCCTGGACTTCATTAAGCAAAAGGACGGCGACCGGCTGGGCTCGCAGGGCTTTGAATTGCGCCGTGTCGTTCTCGGTCAGGATGAGGACGGCGAGGAGTTCTCTTCGCTGGTGGCTTGCTGGTCGGATGTGGCACAGCGGGTGCTGGCTAACGCGGCTGTGCGGCTGGCGGGGCATGAGAAGGTGCTGCTGGAGCTTCTGGATGCGATGGGCGGGCAGGTCAAAGAAGCTGAACTGCGACATGCGTTTTATGACGCGCTGGCCGGGGAGTGTCGGCGGGACGGCAAAACGTTCGTTCAGGACACGGCGCGGAAGGCTTTTCAACGCGCCTGCTCTGCGCTGGCTGACAAAGCGCTGGCGGCATTGGGGACGGATGGCTTAGTAAAACGGTTGGGTATTTGAATGGGAGCGGGACATAAAGCCGGACAAAAGGCCGGACATTGCCCGGACAGAATGTCCCGTTGACACGTCCGAGCCGGACGGACAAGGACATACCCCTAGGTATGTCCGTCCTGTCCGGGTGTCCTGTCCGGGTTCGACGTCCGGCAGGTCGGGCATGAAAAAGCCCGCACGGGGCGGGCTGGGGTTAGGGGATGGCGGGAGCGTCAGGTGCCGGTAGCGCGGGCGATGGCTGCGCGGGCCAAGCGGCTGATGGTGTTGATCGTGCCGGGGGCGGTGTCCAGGCCCATGCGAGGGCCCGCCTCGGCTACGATGGCCTGAAGCGCGGCCAGCAGTTCGGGCGCTGCGGCGATGAGCGCCGCATCGGGCTGCGCGAAAGCAACCATATCGGGCTTAGGTACGCGGTAATCCGCCGTGTTGCAAATGATCGTGCCGTCTGCGCCGCGCACTTCAGTGCCGCCGACAACGCGCCAAAGTCCTGGGGGGTGTGTGGTTTGCATCGTTTGCTTTCGTTGAGGTTGTCAGATGAACGCGGCCAGCAGTAGGGCCAGAACTAGGCCGTAGGCGAGGGAGAAGGCGACATCGCGCCAAGTGGTGCGCTGGCGCATGTCAGGCATCCACAGTGCTGGGCACGCCGTAAACCAACGCGTGCAAGTCGGACTCGGTGCCGAAAGCCTTGCAGCCTGCAGCGACAGCGGCCAGCGTGGCGTAGTACTTGCCGCCGCCCATGTTCCAGCGCCCAAGGGCAATGCGGCGCGTTGACACAAACCACGCATCGCACAAGCGGCTGAGCGTGTACTCGGTGCCGCGATAGGTGGCCGTGATGTAGGGGCTGTTGTTAAGGATGGATTTGGTTGGCGTGGTTTGCATGGTTGGCTCCGTTGCGTGGTTGGGGTTGGGTTTAGGCGTTGCGGGCAGTAAGGTTGAAGCAGCGCAAATAGGCTTGCGCTTCGCGGTAACTGTCGCAGCGCACCTTGTCGATAAGGTTGCCAGCGGCGCTGTACAGCTTCACAAGGTAAAGCC